CGGTACGGAGAGTGGTTGGAACTACAACCGCAGAACTGGAGTGCTAGCAAATGGAACTAACAACTACTTAAGCAGCAACAGATCAAACAGCGCGGACCCACAGAACAGTAACCACAACGCGGTCTACGTCACAAGTCTCGGTGCGGCAAGCGGATCATTTATCGGCGCCGAGGGGGCCGCTGGAGCAACTAACTTTATTGGGGGCGGCCAAGTAAACGCAATTTTTACTAGATCACGATCAAGTGTAGGCGCCTCCTCAGGAGTCATTCCGCTACCAGGGCTGATAGGTCACTCCAGGGCAACATCCACCTCTTACACGGTACGAGTCAACCAAACGGACATCCCTACATCAGTAACCTCCAGCGCTCCAGAGACATCCGCTGTTTTGGTATTTAGGAGAGGAAGCACCAGCAACCCGGCTTATACCGCTCACCGCACAGCATTTTATAGTATTGGAGGGTCTCTTAACCTCGCACTGCTCGAAGTCCGCCTAACAGCCCTGATCAACGCATTTGCGGCGATACCATGACCCGTCCGACCGTCTAAACATTACTCATGGCTATTAACCCCACCCTCATTTCAGCCTACGCCCCGTGGGGTAACGCCCAGTTAGCCTTTACTGTAGAAACAGCGACAGCTACTCAAGATCCCGCGACAGGCAATTACATTGCCGGAACAACAACACTAGAGTACCTCGCGGCCCTGACAATCCAGAAGCCTGACTGGCGCTCTTCCCCTGGATCAGACCAGACGACTTACAACATCTCCGGGCGTCTACTTTCCCCAAACACGCTTGACCCTCGGATCACGAACGGTTCCCAGGCGGTGGCCACAGTAAACGGCCTGAATGGCCGGCTGGAACTAATCTTCGACTTAAACATGGACCAGGCGGCCAGAATCGACCTTAGGCAGATGGTCCAAGGTATATTCCGTGTCACCGGAGGCGGTTAATGCCTATAGCCACGCGGTCCATTTCCGCCGACTTTGTGAACGCTCAGCGAAAGACCATGGCTGACTTGGCCATTTGGTTTAATCGTCGCTGCCGGGAGGAAATGAACTCTCCAGAGTGGGCCTACCCCACAAACCCCAAGATTCGTGACATCGTCGACACAGGCAACCTACGAGACAGTGCTCGCCTCCGTATGCTCCCCGGCGGCGGCTTCGACATTACCTGGGCGGCTGATTACGCCACAGAAGTCCACGAAGGAGGCACCTCCCCCGAGGGCGTCCGCTTCCCAGGCCGTCCCTGGACACGGGATCCGCTCGCGGAACTTCCGGCGATGTACGCGAAGCTCCTCGCAGAGAATCTACAAAGAACAAAATCATGACAGTAAGCGGCGGTACATACCAACCTCAAGTAGCTCATATCCGCTACCCGATCGAGCGTGATGTGTTGGAATACTATGAGTCTGACAACATAACGCTCAAGCCTGTCTCTCTTTGGCCGGGATCCTACACCACCAAAACCGGGATTATTCCTTGCATATACGCTGAAGGTTCAACCCTAGTACCTTCAACCTGGAAACCTTCCGGCATCCAATGTGTCATTGATGAAGTCCCAGAAGAGCGTATTACTCCTGGCAGAGGTCAGATCATCACAGTGTCCACATGGACCATCACATTCACCAACTTCGGATTCTCGGAAACTACTCAAAATACCCTGACCCTCCGAGAGGTCCAGTCCCGAATGGGGCGGCTTTTCCCCACAGCTAACCTTCGGTACATGCGCAGGTCCGAGGTTGCCTTGGAATCCCTGACAGCCCGCTTTCGCGGAACCTCCATCAGCCCTATCCTCCGCCCCTGAGGGATCCCCATGCCCTACGACTACGCAGTCGGTCAATCGTTCCACGACGCAACCGACACTATTGTGCGCTGTGTCGCACTTCCCCTAGGTGCCCGGTATTTCGGCACCCGTAACTCCGCCGGCTATGTCACCCTCCCCACGTTAGACACTGGGGTGACTTACACTGAGCTGCAAGGTATCCAATCCCTGAATTGGTCGAAAAGCGACAAAGACAACAAGTTCCGCCTCCTCGGTGACGACGGCTGGGAAGACAGTCGTAAAACCGGTGCCGGCTGGCAAGGTTCCGTTACCTCCTTCCTGATGAAGGACATGGAGTTTTCAGGGAGTTCGCTCGTTCCCACCTTCCGAGGTGCTTACGAGGAGGGTTACCGAATCCTGGAACTTGCAACGCAGTCCGAGGACACCGAGATCTACCTGGAAATTCTGCAAGATCTCGGCCAAGCCAACGGCAACTCCGGTAACTGGATCTATTCCTTTACCGGTGTCAACTGCTCAGTACAGAACCTTAAGCCCGGCGTTGATCCCCAGAACCTCACGCAGCTTTCCTACGATCTAATAGGACGTGGCCGTGTAGTCTCTGGCCTCTACGACGCAGGCTCTAGTCGACTGAACTATGGCGGAGTGCAGACTGGTCTACTACAGACCTTCAACGCAGCCGTAACGACTGGTGTTCGCCGGTTTGCTCCAGTCCCTGCCGATAATGCAACCGCGATCGTAGTCACTGCACCGCTCACGGTCACTTACACAAGCAACGGAACAATTGCGCTGACCCAAACCAGCCTGGGACAAACCGATGGCTCGGGCTTCCGTTTGGAACTGGCTTCAACTGGTGTCCAAGTGCCTGCCGCCGTGACCTACAACACCACCACGGCAGTTGCCACTATCACCCCTGCAGGCTCCCTGCCTGCCGCGACCAACTTCAAGCTGATCGTTCGGGATGGTGCCGTCGTCCAGGCTGTGGATGCTGCGGGCGTAGCCAGCGCCAGCGGGGTCCGACGAGCCCTCGGTGGTTTCTCGACCAGCTTCCGCACCGCTTGATCTCGGCCTCACCGTCTCTTCCGCCCCCGTTCTCGGGGGCTTTTCTTTTGGGATCTAAACCCTTCTGTCAATGTCCAAAGAAGTCGATTTACTATTAAATCCGATCTGCACAATCTTCGCAGTCAATTGCGAGATCCTCCCCGAGAGCGTTAAGGTCGGGGCAATCTACATAGAGCCCTTCACCGTCGAGCAGGCTGTGCATCTTTCCGGCGAAGATGCTAACGTAGAAGTTGATCTTCCCCCTCAATGGCTCAACCGCCAGAACGCCCTAATCGCCTGGTCTGTTGAGCTGCCTTACCACCATGAGCACGTTCAACAAAGGGCTGCTGTTCCCGGTTAGCGACTACTACGAGATCGGGCCGTTCCGTTTTCCGATCCACAAGGATCTGGTCCCTGCAGAGGTGACTCAGATCACGGCCATCGAGAAGGAGTATTCCAAGGGGACTTACGAATCTATGCGTCTGGCGAAGCAGATTGCCAAAGACAAAGGTATCACCAACAAAGAAGCCGTCGACCTACTACAGCGATCCGGCGCAGAAGACAAAGACAGTATTATCTACGACTACCTCGACCAAATCCAAGCGCTAAACGCCGCGCAAGAAGAGTCAACTGCTAAGTTGCAGGCTTACGCATTTATGCTTCTTCAGTATCGGGGTCAAGTCAAACACCCCGAAACCGGAGTTTGGGAATCCACTGAGGACTGGACGCTGGAAGACACTAGCCGCATTCCCCTAAAGGTGCTCAACAGAATGTCCGACTTCATTGCATGGGAGCGGAATGGTTGGCCTGACGCTGCCGAGGGAAACGAAGAGGCGGCGAAGCTGAGCTTACGCCCGAAGGCGACTTAGACATAGACGCGATTCTCAGATCCTACGAAAAGCTCTGGGCCGAGCCGGAGTACGACTGGGGTGAAATCTACATCCGTTTTCGCAACTCATGCCTGGCGGACGATTTCCCCGCTCACAGATTTATTCGTACTCCGGTAAAGCTGATTCAAGCTTTGCTGCAGAAGATTGATGAGCTTCAACAACGAGACGCGAACATCGCGGCAACGACCGCCGCGCAGCTGACCAGCATTGTCCACTTCCTAGGAATTAAGCACCTCAATCCCAGCCAAAAGGTAGAATTCAAAAATCCCGATATATTCCTGCCGTTCCCAGGCTTGGAGGTCACCACTGGTGAGTCAGCCGACGAGGTACGCCTAAAAATCACCGAGCGGACCAAGCATGTCCTCCACCGCCTTGTCCAGGAGCGCAGGATCCCGATCCATGTGTATATGCGACTGAGTCGCCCCCCGAGCCCGTCTAGCCCCCGGCGATAGCCTGACCTATTGGCTCTTTTGGCGAATTCGGTGGCCGACTACACAATCCGAGTCGAAAGTGATTCTAATGCGGCTCAGAGAGATCTCGACAATATTGACAATAGGCTAAAGAATCTCCAAGCGCCAATTAAGATCAATGTCCAGTTCCCGAGTTTATCGGAAACGGTCAAAGGTGTTCAAGACGTAGGTAAAGCCCTACAAACCACCTACGGTATTGCCAGGAACGTAGTTCCGGCATTGATGGACATTGAGTCTGTCGGAAAAGCCCTCGGGGACACGTTCAAGACCGCAGCTCAGGCGGCTATTCTGCTGAGCCAGGCAAGCCCCGGCAAGACCCTAGCTGTCAGCCTCCAGGGTGCAGTCATTGCTTCCGACGCCCTTGTCAACAGTGTGGCCCGACTGGGCTTCACTATCTTCGGGCTGACTCAAAGCGTCAACGTTCTCAAATCCGCCTATGGCGGGATGTTTGATGAGACTATTGGGCGAGAGGTCCGTTTGCAGCAAGTCATGCTGCAAACGCAAACAACGATCGCAGCGACAAACAAAATTCTAAGAAACGGAGTTGAACTAACTAATCCACTTGATAGCGTCTTAGCGCTTAAGCGCCCAATTCAAAAAGCCATTGACGAGATAAGGGTCGAGTCACTAGAGATCGCCGGGACAACATCCGAAGCAATTATTCAAGTCTTTGGGACCGTCTCAAGCCAGATCGGGCAGGTCGGTGGGTCCATTGAAGACGCCAAGAAGCTGGCACTCAGCTTCAGTGCGGCCCTCGGCACCATTGGGATGAGCGACCCTGGACTAGCCACCCAGGAAGTCGGCTCGATGCTCCGGGGCGACATTGACAACAACTCCATCCTTGCCCGTTCTCTAGGAATAACCAATAAAGACATCCAGAAAGCCAAGCAGGCGGGAGATCTGGTCGATTTCATCACAAAGAAGCTAGCCGCGTTCACTGCAGGGCAAAAGATACAAGCACAGGGCTTTGCCGGCATAACCTCTAACATCAAAGAAATCCAGCAGGAATTAGGCCGCGCTCTCGGGGCGCCCATGCTGCAACCCCTCCTCGACGGGCTAGGTGAGACCTACCGGAGGATGTCGCTCATTGTCAAACCGGCGATGGAGATCGCGGACGGGATGGGGCGGGCCGGGGCGGCAATCGGACAGGGAGTTATCGGCGCAGGTATGGCCGCCCCGAGTCTGCAAAAGTTCGATGATGGGGCACAAAAGGATCTGTTCAACGACATTAACAAAGCGACAGCGGAGCTGTTTATTACGGTGCAGGCTCAAGTAGAGAATCTGCGCCCGGTTATCGCAAAATTCACAGACGAGCTGGTAAAGGCTTTTGTGATGGTAGGCACTGGGCTTAAGAATTTGTTCTTAGGCTTTGCTGACTTCAAGTTTGAACAACTAAAAATTCTAGTTAACACACTTGCCAACATGGGGGCGGTGCTGAATGCCACTGTGATCCCAGCGGTCTCAGGGCTTTTAACTGTGTATGGGCAACTAATAGCACTGCCACTTTTTCAGTATGTTAGTCAAGTTACCGCTCAATTCGTGGTACTTGAAAAAATCGGAGTTAATGGGCTTATCCGCATAGGCATGGTTGTGCCTTCGGTCCTCAAGAGCATCATGCAATTCAAGGCAGGTTTCGACACTGTCGTGAGTGCTATCGGCGCCGGATTAACTAAAGTAGGCACTTGGATTAGCACCGCAATAGCAGGTGCCTCTCAGGGCATTTCTTTTGTTATAGGGAAGCTAGTAACCTTCGGCACGACGCTTATTAGTAGCACACTACAGTGGGCAGCAGTCTTGGCTAGAGCTATAGCTACAGCATTAGTAAATATCGCAGTCTTCGTTCAAGAGGCGTACCCGCAATTCACCAAACTCGCCATTGCTATTAGTGAAGTTGGGCGTAGCTTTAACGCAATATCTTTGGGTGCGGCGAGAGCAGCCGGCGCTGTTGACATAGAAGCTACAAAGATGCTTCTTGCGCTTGAGAAGCTTAAGGTTAGCGCAAATGATGTGGGGAACACAGCTAGACAGGGAATGAACAGGCTAGGCGAGAGTGTCAAAGGCGCGGCAGGTGCTATCGGGGGTGCTGTAAAAGGCATGGTTCTCAGCTTCGCGTCCTTTATGGCTTGGATGGTAGTTGCTCAAGTAGGGACTGCTATGCTTATTGACCTGTTTGGCCGTATGCAACGGGCAAGGGACGAGATAGCGTCTCAGACCAAAACAGAGCTTGCGATTAAACGTCTCAGTACAGTCTACAAAGACTTAGGAGATAATGCCTCATACGCTGCTCAAAAAGGCAAGGAAGCTGATGAAGCTCAAGTTAATAGTAGGTGGGATGAGCTTACAAAGAAGATTCAAGAGACGAATAAAGCTCTAAATGACCTTAACTACGATATATCCACTGAGGGACTAAACTCTTGGGCAGAACTTGGGCTAGCAATTTTAAGCAGCTTTACCCCAGATTTGGATAGAAACACGTTACAACAGGAGCAAATGAAAAAGCTTCTGGAGGACAACCAGAAGAGTAAAGATGAACTTACTAGAATCGGTAATCTAAAGGACAGAGTACAGCAAGAAGAAGACCTCAGAATCCTAGGACAAAAGAAAATTGATATTAGTAAGGAGATTCGCGCTCAAGAACGCGCCCATGAGAACGTAATGTTCCAATTGCGCCAGCAGTCTCTGCAGAAAGCCTCTGAGATTATCAGTCTTGAGTCCGATCTCCGTATTAAAGCTGCTGACCGGCTTAATGCGAAGCTTTTGGAAGGTCAAGAAGGTGTAGCCCGTAGTGTGACTCAAGGCATCAACGAATATCTATCTATCAAGGCTAAAGGCGAGCAATCAATCGAAAATAATCGAAGAGCGTTGCAGATCGAGATAAACAGCATGGAAAAGTCCATTATGGACTATAGGTTTGAAGCTGAGAAGACGATTGCTCAGATGCGTATGAAAGTCGGGGATTATGAAAAGAAGGTTTCCGAATACAAAGTCCAGCAGGCGGCCCTAGAGGAGAAGGCGAGGCGATCAGAAGGTAACCCCTCCAATCCCATAACCGCCCCAGGAGTCGGCTCCGGCTTCCTGGTGGGCTCCACTGGCAACTCCACCGGCCCTCACCTCGATCTGCGTGGACCTGACAAGCAGAAAGTCATCGAAGAGGCGCTAGCCATTGTCAAGGCGCTGCAAAGATCGGGAGTGGCCTATATGGAGCTACCTAACCTAGCCAAGCTAGAACCCCAAAACAAAAACATTCTCAATGTTACCGATGAGAAAGAACTGCGACGGAGGCTGAGCGTAGAGCAAGGGGCTCACGATTCCACACGGGGACGCAGGCCCGGACAAAGTAAAAACGCCGTCGACATTTCTCTGCCCGCAGGCACACTTATCCCAGTCCCCGTAAGCAAGGCCGAATGGACAAATGGCGGTGGTGGTTACACAGCCACTTCGCTGCTCACCGGCAACCAGATGCTGCACGGCCTTAAGACCTCCATGGCGAGTGGCACAACCATGGGTCCCTCTACGGTTCAGGGCCGCCCGGTCGGGACTAAGTCCACCCTCGGGGGTAAGTCTGTCACCTGGAACGGGCAGGCTTGGGTTGGTGAAGACGGACAGGCGAAAAAAGGTACTCCCCCGAGTGCGCTTGCCGCCCCGCAGGTTCCCGACCTTTCTGCACTGTTCAGCGGGCAAACCGGTGCTCAAGCGTCTATGACAAGGAACCTTGAGGCTCAACTTCAGCGCATTGACGACCTCAGCTCCAAGATTATTAGCGCAAATACCGCTGAGGCGTTTGACAACATAATAGCAAATGCCTTACCCAAGGTAGGGCTAGAAGAAGCACGAACTGCATTGGCGAACGCAAACACAGAACTAATGTCAGTAAGGGCAAATTTGGGCAAAGTCTACGACCCTCAAGAGTTTGAGCTTGCTGTAGCCAATCAACAAAAGATGAATGGGCTCATTCGTATCTACGATGCTGCGTTGGAGAAAATCAAGCAGAATAAGCCAGACGGGACCCCCTTAGTCCCTATGGATAAGCAAGAAGCTTTGATTAAAAGGCTGGACGAATGGAGAAGGCAAGAGGTTGCTAGCCTTGACAGGAGTAAACCTGCCAACGAAGAGAGACGTGTAGAACTGGAGAGGCAGACGTTAAAGACTAAGCAAGAAACAGCTCAGATTCAAAGGATTCAGAATGAACTGCTTGAAGTCCAGCTAAACCTAGAGAGACAAAAAATCGCCATCGGGGTTAGGGTCGCTTCTATGAGTCTGCGCCCTGATGACTTCGTAGGTAATAGGCTGATTCAGGCAGATGCAGACATCGCCAATAAAAAGCTTGACATCAAAAAAGAGCGGCCACTCATAACTGACGAAGAGCTAAACCGTGTCGTCGGTCAGTACGCAATAGCCGTTAAAGATGCTGCGGTGGCCCTGGGTACGCTTGAAGTTAACGCCAAAAAGCAATCCGACACATGGGCCAGAGCCTCTGAAATGGGTAGAGAACTCACTGGGGGGTTCCGTAACATGCTAAAGACTATTTCTACTGGAGGTGACGTAACAGTAGCGGTCGGTGAGATGCTAAGCAGTATCGGAAACAAGTTTATGGATATGTCTTTCGACCTTGTCGCTAAACCTCTAGAAACCAGCATAACCCAATTCATCGCTCAGCTTCTTGGAGTTCAGACCACCGCCGCCCTTCAGGCTTCCGCATCCGCGTCAAACACAGGTGCATTAACCGCTGCAGGCACAATTACTGCCGCCAACACAACGGTTGTAGGTCTGCAAACCGCAGCAACTACAGCAAACACCGCCGCTTTGGTGGCCCTAACCGGTGCCATCGCCGCCAGTGCTGGCGCCAGCGCCGCCTCAGGGGGCTCCAGCATCGCCAAAATAGCCTTCTCCCTGGCTTCCAGCTTGATCTCTGGAGGAGTCGGTGCCATCGGAGGCGGCGGTGCTTCCTTCAGCAGTGCCTTTAGCAGTGCGCCTTCCACCTCCTTCGGGCAAGCCCTCCAAATGCCCAATCTGCTGGGCTCCGCCCGCAATGGTGGTGTCTTCACCCCTGAGGGCATGGCCAAGCTTCCGTCCTTCTCTTCTGGAGGCATCGCCCGAGGCTCCTCCAGCGGCTACCTAGCAGAGCTGCACGGCACCGAGGCGGTCATCCCAATGCCGAACGGCAAAGCCCTCCCCGTCGAACTCCGGGGCGACTCCGCCTCGCAGGCCCTTCAAGGCTCACTCAGCGCCATGGAGCAGAACTATCAATCCGGCGGTTCCCAAGAAGCACTCTTGGGTTCATTAAGGGCCATGGAGGAGAACTACCAAACAACAACTTTAATGGCCGCAAGTCAACCATTAACCATCCAATACGAACGTGTTGGGACCGGCGATCTACCGTTTGTCACGGAAGAGCAGTTCCGTCAAGGTATCGAGGACTCTGGAAAAGCTATCCGCCGAGACGCTAAGCGCGAAGCGGATCAACAATGGCGCAGTTCCTTGCGGAACGACACCCGCGTTCCAGGAGTTCGCTAATGAGTGCCCCCGCAATCGGCTCATTTCTACGCTTACTATTCCCCGATGGTAGCCCCACAGGGTATCGCTTCCAAAACTTCTCCGCAGGGCGCACACTCACCAGGCTCGGGGAGGAGTACACCTTCGCAGGTTTTGCTTATTCCGGGGGTAGCACCGATTCCAGCGCATCAGCGGTAAGTGGGTCGTTGCTAATGTCGATGAATGAGCTGAGCTTTAACATATTCAGCATAGCCTCTAACGAACGCTGGCTAGCTGAGATCTCCACCACCTGGCTTGACGGAGAACCTCTCACACCTGTGAGTGATTGGATGGTTGATTTATTTGAAGTGCTGTACCTCGGTCACAATGGGATTGATAAAGTAAGCATCACTCTAGGTAGCCCACTCGCGGCGATAGGCTATGAACTACCCCGGCTACGCCTTACCCAGGCGATGGTCGGCAATCTGCCCCCCACCGGCAACGTACCCCTGTAATGCTGAGCCCCCGTCTTGGTAATGAAGAGGAGGAGAATCAGCGGCTGCTACCCGAGGAGCGGGAGTTGCTGGAGATTACCGGCTGGACGGAAGAGGAATATCACTGGTTTGTAAGTCAACATCGGGGAGCGGCAGTCGAACTTGCGGAGAGTGGGGAACCGACAGCGCTCGATCCGTTCACTCTGATACTAATCCAAGTAATCGTAGGGTTTGCACTTAGTTACCTCGGATCTGTACTGTTTGCCCCCCAGCAACGCTCTAAATCTGCTCGGGTAGAGTCCACCACAGTTGAAGGGCAATCTATTGTCAATAATGCTAAATACGCCCCATCTTCCGGCTTCGACTCTCTCCAAAACGTTGTTGAACTAGGCAGCATCGTCCCCGTCGTATTTACCAAACGTGAAACGATCGACGGGATCACCTACGGAGGGGTTCGTGTCAACACAAACCTCCTATGGTCTCAACTCTATTCACTCGGCGACAGCCAACTTTACAAAGCCCTTCTCATGGTGGGGGTCAAAGGCATCGGCACCCCCGAGCCCGCTCAAATCGCCATTGGCGATAACGTACTCGCTTCATACGACCTAAACCCTGCGGGAACTACCGCCTCCAGAGCGGCTGTCTACTATCAAAATGAGGGTCGTCGAATCACATCCAGCGATTTCATCGCAGGTAGAACTCCCTCCACTGACATTGGTAACTCTCAGAACGCTGGTGGAACCGATGTATTCCAAATCCGTGGGGTTAATGGTGCGTGGACTGACTCCTTCTGCTACGCCAGCGCCCCTAGTAATCAGACGGTTTTTGGGCTGTACTCTCCGATTGGAAATGAACTTGGAATCAAAGTCAACCCTCGGGTAGAGTCTGCCTACAAGGCACAGACACAGATAAGAGGTAAAAAGCAGGATAAGAGCTATTTAGTGTGCAAGAAGGACCCTCAGTCAATGTTGCGCAGGGCTAAGCAGGAGTACCCCTTTAGCTGCCGCAGTGGCTTTGTCCATATCAACTTCGTCGGAGGGGGCGGTTTTGCCACAACATCCGGGAGTGTCCACACCGTCACCAAAGACCAAGAGTGTATTTTTTACATGTCACGGGAGGCTGACGATCTATCAACCTGGACATTCGACAATGGCATACAGACAAGCACACTCACAGGCGCCGATGTAGCCGAGTCCATCGCAGGTAAGCAGCGAGCATGGGATGAAGCCCTTGTTCCTGGAGGAGTCTACAAGTGTGGTACTGCCATCCTCGTCCTCACTGGGCGGACTCCTGGCAATGTCCCATTTGTGAGTCGGATGGACGTGTCCCCTGCATCGGGTGGGCAGAGTATCTTCTACACCTTCAAGGTGATTGAACAAGGGGTGATGTGTTTTAGTGATTACAGCAAGATAAATCGTAATATAGTAGATGGGCTATCTGTAGTAGGGTCTGGAACCGATGATTGCACATTAGTTAACAGCCCAGTAAGCTACAAAAACGGGACTAACGGGAGCCACCTCTACAGATTAGCGGTTGCTACGTTTACCATGGCACGGGCGTCTCAGGTAGTTGAAATTGGATACAAAACAACAGCCAATCTTCGCTATAATGGTGTATGCTCCTTTTCAACTACAGAGACATACGCCTATGCAGACGCGAATGGGTGTCTTACCTACGACGGCACCTACTTATCTGGCAAGGGGGCGGATACTAGCAGGGTCATTGTTACCTCACAATACCAATCAGGTACAGTACAAATACCTGAAATTCGTTATGTAGCCTCCAGGCTCTCCTTTAGGGTTCTAGGCACGGAGACTTGGACTGTTTTTCCTCATATACTCCTGTTCAGAGGAGCCGGAGCGGCAGAGAGCCGAGACTACTTAAGGGTCCAGTTACCAACGAACGACATTTACGAGTTTAAGCAGCTTCCTATTGACGGATGGGAAATCCGCAATGGGTACGCAACCGGCATGCTCTGCCTACTCGACGCAAGCCAGACAACCTTACAAACCGTCTACGGAGCAGGAGCTACGGTAGAATTCAACGGAAGCTTTTTATCGTTCTCACAATCCACGTTTGCCTTACCTTCACTACAGTCTAACAAATATGTCGGAGTCGGAGACGTAGAGATCGGTGATAACGGAGCGTACTGCTACGCAGACGCATGGGGCCGTATTGCCAATATCTTTACCTACGAAGAGATTAGTGTCTCCAACGACGCGCCTGAGTGTAGGGTCGCATATGTCAATAACATCATAACAAACCCAACTACCCCGACATACTCAGGGCTCAGCACTCTAGCGCTCACTCTGCGGAGCAGCACCGAATTCCAATCTGCACAGCAGATCAGCGCATACATAAACGAAGGTGTCGGCAACACCCACCTTATTGGATCCGTACTAAGAATCCTTGCGACTGACCCCGAGTTCGGACTGGGCGACCAAATCAGCCCCACGGCGATCACTCCCTCGTTCGATGAAATGGACGTGTGGACCTACAACCGTAGGTATTTCTTCGATGGGGCTGTTTCAGAGCCATTTAACCTCCGCGTCAAAGGCAGTGAATTAGCAAATTACTTCCTTCTAGATCTCCTAGCAAAAGGCTCCAGATTTTACTTACAGCCGATTGCGGAACAGGGCGTTGTCTACGTGCCGATGGCCATGTATTCGGCGGGCAATGTCTTTGAATTTGATTACGCCCAGTACGAGCCCGAAGTCCGCACCCCGCCAGTCGTAAATGTCCTCTGGCGACAGGAGCGCCCCGACACCTCGATCAGTAGCCGTGGGATATTCCCTGTCACCCGGCAAGTCACCGTCAGAGAAGCCGGAACCCCCGAGTCCGCTCCCATTATTAGCATCGACGTGTCGAAGTGGTGTACGTCGGAGATCCAAGCAATAGCCATCGGAAAGATGGAGTGCCGTAAGCGGCGGCTCATCACTTCGGGGGTGAAGTTGACCACTCGTCCTGATAAAGCCGCGTTTGAGCCGGGGCGCATTGTCAAAGTCTCACTGCGCACGGTCACCTTTAACAACCCCCGAAGCGGCATTATCCTGAGCGATGGGACTGTTGTCTGCATTCCCGCAGACCTCTCCGGGGGTCCGCTTCCTTCGGGCACCTACCCGATGATCGTTTGGAGTGGGACCGCAGTGACGCTTGAGCGAAAGGATGTAGTTGTCGTCGACGGAAAGGCGCTCTCCGAGTTTGGTTCGGTGTTCATGCTCGGGGAGGAGACTCCGACATCACAGACGTTTAAGATCACAAAAGTCGGCTTCAACGTAGATGGGGATGTAGAAGCCGAGGCGACAGAATACCCATTAGCCGAAGACGGCACTTCACTCCTTGTTGCCGGGTGGGACGTTGCTGCTAACTGGGTTATCCAGGGACGGGTAACCAGTAACGAAAGCGTAGTCATTACCCAGCCCTTCGCAAGCGCCCAAATTCTAGGTAATATAACATCCCCTCTGAACGGCTTTAGCGACTACACCGCACTTGTCAACGGCCCTTCAGGGTCTTACAGCTATTTGTGGTCAGGCTCAGGAATGACAATCGCGAACCCAACACAGAATAGCACTAGAATTACTTTTACAAGCGCAGGGACAAAAACAATCAACCTTTCAGTCACTTCTAACGGAGTTACCCGCACTGCGACAAGAACCGTTAACGTCGCGGGGCTCAGCGGGTTTGAATCTATGGGAGATGTAACAATCACGGGGGCTGCGACTGCAGTAGCGGGTCAAACAAAGAGCTACACAGCTACAGTCTCCGGCGCATTGGCTCCTGTGTCATGGACATGGGATATTTCCCCTGACACAGATGCGACCATCACCTCCTCGGGGGCGAGTGCAAGCGTCACTTATTCCTCTGAGGGTCCCTTTGTTCTGCGAGCAGAAGCGATCAACCCTTCAGCCATTCTCAGTCCTGTACTTGCGGTTAAGTCCATTGATGTGAGCCCGGTCGACACGATTGAGGACATAACAATTAGCGGAGCTGAGGGGCCTGGTGCAGGGATTTCCTCTACCTACACGGCCACTCAATCCGGCGGCAGCAGCGGCACAGTCTGGGCCTGGTCCGCCTTCCCGGCCAACGCAACCATCACTGGGACAGGCGCCTCAGTCGCTGTTGCCTTCCCCACCCCGAGCACGGCCTACACCCTCACAGCGACAGGTACAAATCCCAATGCGACCGACAGTCCCCAGACGCAAACTAAAGTCGTCACTCCGGTTCCTGTGCTGGGAGCCGTAACCGTATCTGGCGCGTCCGCACCTACCAGGGCAGTAGCGACAACTTATTCCGCAACTCTATCCGGCACGGCAAGTGTTACCTCCTGGAGTTGGAGTGTTACCCCTGCAGGGGCGACAATTACAGGTTCCGGCTCTAGTCGTAGCATCTCTTTCCCGACAGCGGGCACAACATATACTGTGACAGCGACTGCGACCAACACCAGCGCACCGGATAGCCCTGTTTCGGGTGTTAGAACTGTAATTCCTGTCTAATCATGGCTATCCCATTCCCTCTAGATCAAGTCCCTTCTGTCCGAAGGTTCACTCCAGGCGCTCACCCTGTTCGTATCTTCACCGCTCTCAACGGAGCAGAGACTCCTGTCCTCCTCGGGGATCGGATTACTGGCGCCACCATCACCGCCTCTTGGCCCGCCTTGCCCGACACAGACGCCCAGAAAGCTTGGACCGCTTGGACCTCCAGCTACAGCGGCACAAAAGCTGTCGATCTACCCCCAGGTCTGCTTCAGGGCCTCGCGCTAGATGGGGTCACCTACCCCGCCTACCTCTCTTGGACGATCAAAGACGAACCAGAGGTGAATAGCCTGCTGGGAGCCCCCGGTTATTCCTCCCTCTCTCTGGTCATGCGCGGGAGACTACTGGCTTAGAGTGCTAGGTAGACTGACCTACAGCGGCAACGTAAACCAAAGTGGCGGTCCCTACCGGAAGTGATGGTGCATTCACGTACGAAAACGTCGCTGTAGGACGTTGCAAAGGCTGGACATTGAATGTGCAGCGAGACAAAGTGGATATTACGCCTTTGGGTGTGTATGACCGCGAATATCTACAGACACTTCGTGGCGTAACAGGAACAGCTATCGTCCTGTACGATCCCACGATCATTCAGCATTCTAACCTGTTCAACCGGATCCTAAGTGACTCCAGAGAAGTCACGGGTATAGGTTTTGTCTTCTACACGGACCTCAATGGCGTCATTGATACTGACTGTGTTATCGACAGTATGTCGGTGCCCATGAACACTGGTGAAGCTATGGCTACGACATTTAATTTCACCATCCAAGGCAAGGCCCGAGGCTCGTTCTAAATGCCTGTTTTAGGTAGTGGAGGTTCCCTAGAACTCCGCCGCGAAACACCAGACCCCGTACAGGTAACGTTCTCCGGCCTGTCGGCAACAGCCTCCGTCATCCAGTTAGGACCTTCCACCCTATGGCCGGGGGACAAGGTGACGATTTTCTCCGAGAGCGGCATTCCATTTTTTGGCCCAGACGGGATACCTCTTTGTCCTGGCGGTATGGGCTTATACCCCGGAACGACGCTATTTAGACACCCCTCTTGGGCAAATAATACAACGTTCTTCCCTTCACAACTCCCTACCAGCTTCTGGCCGAGTTACACCATTCAGACATCAGCCGATGTCTATGTTGGTGTTGACCAGCTTAACCGCGTAAGCTTCTATAACACTCGCGCTGCCGGTCTGAACGGCGACACAACAGGCCGTATCAGTTTAGCCTCTGTAGATTTCGGCACTTTAACTATTACCCCAGCTGAGTGTGACTGGCTCATTGTCTGTGACATGCAGAGGTGGACTCTTAACACCGAGGCGGCCAGTGTTGATCAAACAGGTCTCGGGGCAAGATTTGGGGAGAGCCTCAAGACACTAATTACCGGCGGAGGTGATCTCAACTTCTTCATTGATAGACGAACTAAGACAAATTACGCCGACTCAACCATGCTCTTAAACCTACTCCTAATGGTTGAGCGTGGCTGCATCGCCGAAGGTCGTTTCTGGATGATAGCTGATAGAGTAGCGAACCCTCGCACAGACCTTCTACCCGGAGATTGTTACTATCAAGTTCCGCTACTAATTGTAGGTACATCCATCCAAACAGCAGCTCCCGACTTTATCGAAGGCTCCGCTCGATTCATCACTACAGGTACAGTCCGCTTGAAGGTGGGGGTATGATTTAGGGACAGAATGCCTAAGTATGCCCAAGATCGTTCCCGGTGGACGCACCGGTTGGCTAGGCGAGACCAACACTCCCGCTGCCAACACCCTGGCCCAGTGGAGGGCCATGGTCTCCGCGCTCCGGCAGCTGATTGGCGGCGCTAATATCGCAGACGGTGGGTCTGAGTCTACGGACCCTTTAACAGCACCTTTTCAACTCTATGTCGACTTTGATATTGGGCGAGATACATTTGTAACAGGTGATTTTAACACCTACGAAGCTTCAGGGACGGCTGAAGAGATAATCGCCCAAAAGCTTAAAAGGCTGCGAAACCAGCGGCTTGAGTGCGGTTACTCCAAGCATGCTCCGTTCAAAACACTGAATCGGGCGGTTTTGGAAGCGGCCATAATCACTTCTCTCAATTGGTACACATACTCTGACGCCCGAGCCCATCGAGATTGTGTCATCATTCACATGGGGGCAGGCCCACAGCCTCTTTACAACCACCCCGGTAGTCACGCCAGCGCGGTCTCGCTGACTACATGGGCGGATGGCAAGATTCCTACATGGCAGGAACTGATTAAGTTCAACGATGACACCCTAGGTGGTGTTATCTTGCCCCGTGGTGCAGCATTCTGCGGCGAGGATCTGCGCAAGACAACCCTTGTTCCGCAATGGGCGCCCACTCCTGCAGACATCGCAAGTGACTGGAGCAATATCCGCTGTGCCCTATATCTGACACCCGACGTCCACGCAGTTGATTTTACTTTCCGCGATCCTCCCAACCAGAACCAATCCCTACACTTACTATTTGCCCTCGGCTACCCGTCGCAGGCGCATCTCAACGGTTTCTACACCAAGGTACAGACTTCACTGGGGAGCAGCGCCAACCTGTCGAGTGCGCTGTTAGCAGCCCGCACCTCAGAATACCAAGTAGTCGGCCCATTCGCTGACACACCAACAATCGCGTGGGACACAACAAAGGGCGCGTCCGCCTATCCCGAACGCATCAGTCTGCGCTCCGACTGGGGCATGGGCGGCCTTTTCATCAATGGGGACAACCTCGGGGGTCTAAAATCCTCCGTCACCGCGCAGTTCACTGGTGTCAGCCTGCAGACTGATCTCAACAGCCTGCAGATCTATGCAGGGGGCGCATGGGTTACACCTAGCACCTATCAGGCATACATCAACGCAGATCCCAACAGCCGCCGCATCAAGCCCACTCGGGCACATCACCACCTACTGGTGATAAACGACGCCTTTGTCAGTGAAGTCTCCGTCTTTGGCGTTGGGCACACAGCAAGAGCCCGTGCCGACCTAGGCGGGGAAATCGTTAGCTCTAACGGCAATTTCACTTTTGGTTCCTGTGCCGCGCTCGCGACCGGCTATCGCCGCAATTCCTTCCCTCAAGATAAAAGCTGGGTGGTGGATCGCATCAGCGTACCGCTAAACCCAATCGACAAAGTACCGGCCATTCGCCGCATCGCGTTGGGCGTGGTCGCTGCGCACACCGCTTCGACAATCACGCTGGTCCAGGGACTCGCGGCTGACGCTGCCGGCACCACCCCCCAAATCCTAGCGAAAGACCAATACTCTCTCCCGAGCGCGACTTATGTCTGGGTTGAAAACTCTGATGGTGATGATTGGAGGGCACTTGTAACAGCATCTGCCTGGGCCTCGGGTGCCCCTACAATAATCAACATCACGGCGGCATTATCCCAATCAGGCACCAATGCCGCAGTCCCTGTCGCCTCTGGCGTCAGCAAGGCGATCGGTAAACAGGTCTACATCCGCCGTGTCGTTGACAGTAGAACACTATCTGAGCGCTCTGCCTCACTTGAACTCAGCACATCTGCTGGCAGCCGTACCCCGGTTCGCTCCGCAATCCTACAAACGTCGCTTGGCGTTTCGGGCGGCGGCATCACGCGAGCCCTAGCGGTGAATGGTGAAGAGGTCGTCGCTGTAACCACTTCCGTAAAGATTACCGGCGGGGCACGTATAACACTGCGGCGCGGTTGTCCCAGCCGGAATTACGTTGTTGGGGAGTTCTACCGCAAAGGCACCACCGTCAAAGCACTCAACAAGCACTGGATCTCTGTTAGAGATGTTTACGCTGTTGAGGCGGCACCTCCCGCCGCCGACTGGGATGAGGTCTATGTCCACATGCCGGAGGCGTACAACCCGGCAGAGCGCGACTTCAACGAAGCTCCGCAGGTCGTTTACAACACTGACACCGACCCCAACGACGCAACAACTGCCTGCGGCATTAACTGGTCCACGATTTTCACCAATTCAGGAACCGTCCGAGACCAATACCGCTCAGGTTCCGATGTCCTCGGCCTCTACGCCTTCCTACGGGCTTTGGGCTTCACCGACACGGATGCCTGGGCGGCTCTCACCCCGAGGGCGGCAGCTTCCCGGCGGCTGAATCCGGCGAGCGCCACCGATTTCCCCACTGCGCCGTCAGGTGGGGCCGCCTCTGGCCGCGCCCGCTGGGCTGTTGAACTGAGGCGACCCACAACAATCACATTGTCGAATTTCACTTTCGACGTCGGTGCCGGACGCGGCAACTATTCAACCGGTTTGCCGTCAGCACAGAAAACGCTTTCGCCGTCAAATCAGTTCAGCCTTTATTTCACGACCGGAGGAGGCGGGCGTGTTGTTGTCAGAGGTTGCAACGAAGACGGTCAAGAGGTCACAAACTACGGCCTTTCCGAGGCAGAAACCGGTGATGTCACTCTGTCTGGGGACATCGCTGGCGGCGAGACGGATTCCGCAACAAGCTCTTTTAGGGATATTAGCATAAACGGGCTGGTGGGCTCTGGTGTTTGGGATCTCAGCGGGGTATCAACACTGTTGCTGCCATCAGTCAACCCCGGTAGTACCACTGCACTCGGGCCGGTCAAGCTGGCCAACGCGGCTGCATTGCGGTCATCCAACACGATTGCAGGAGCAAACGATGCTGCCCTGGACGCGAACATTGACGCAACCCCGGAGGTGGTCACGCTCAAGGGTTTGAACTATTGGGCGCGAAATGCAGGGGTGCTCACCCGCAGAACTGGAGTCGTTACTCTTTACGTTGTCCCCGATAGCGCAACAGCAGCAGGGCAGACTTTTAATTTTGACGGGACTTCGGCTACGTTGACGCTCAACCCAGTTAGGTCAACCGCGGAAGTATTTGACGCACCACCTCTAACGGGAGCAACTGCGGTTACGTTTGCGGTCGCCGTCGCCTATGCAAATGCAGTTTTTAGCCCAGAGGAGACGGTAAGATACCAATTGGCTAACGGCCCTTATTGGAATAGCCCTGCGGCATTTGGCCATAAGGCTGATGTAGTAGGAGCTACTGCTAGGTTTTCAGAAACAGCCGTGGTTGCAAGCTACACATCTGCAAACACTAAGCCAACAACAGATGTAAAAGCTCTGCATGACGCTCGGAGTCCGTTCCTTGTGCCGTGCTTCGCTACAGGGATTAGCCTCTCGTTGTCTACTTTTCAGCAATTTGTAAGCGGTGTAGCGGTCCCTTTCGTGCTTAATCTTCCCTACGGTGGTACGGTACGCGCAGTTTGTTGGTTATCCGCTTCGGCCACCTTGGCTGATACCACCAATTTCCCCTCAGACCCCATTTACTCTGCGGCCTCGCGATCGTACAGGACACCAGGAGTCAGCCTGGCGAACTTTGTTGACAACTACTTTGACGGCGCTGTGTCAAGTGGTTTCACTGTTTACGGTTTCTGGTCTGACCTTAACATTTTAGTCGGAAAGGGGACGCTGTACCTACGCGATATAGTGTTTGGCGCCAAAAGCCCATCCGTGCAAAGTGATACTCGATCTTGTAATGTTTGGGTTGCTGGTGACGCTGAAGTGTACTCAGGCGGCATTTATTTTCTTGGAAATACCAGCTTAACCACTGCAAGCCTGCCCAAAGCGATAGCGAAAGGCATTACAGTCACCAACGCTCTCGGATTACTCAACAGCCAGTTTTACATCAGTTCCTCCGCAGGTAGTGCGTCACGCACTCTAAGGGTCGGCTTTACTGCGTATTTTGGTAATAATCCTGACAGTGTAGGCAGTACCGACAAAAATTTCGACACAAACTGCATCCATATTCTGGACGACAACGGCAATTACGGACTGGTAGCAAACCGATCGGCCACTAACGGTACACGGGGGGCGGCAATGAGCGGATTTATCGGCAACCTCGCTTTCGGTTCAACCCTTATCACGGGCGGCTATGCGTCCTGGTTTAGCGGTTTTACAAATCCAAATAAACATTATGGGATCGCCGGAGCATTCGGAAACTACAGTTATTCGATCTCGAATGTAACAGACCAACCTTGCGTCGGTCTTATAGTCCAAGAGGGACTAAAAATAGCCAGAGAGCCGTCTTACAATAATTCCCTATGGCAGATGGCCACAAGCGGAGCGCTTTTAACGTCAAACGTAACCTTGACATCGACCCCAGGAGGTTCACAAGTATCCTACGACTTTGCCTATAACAACGCCGCTAACCTCAAAATTAGCGCTTTTTACAAAGGCATTGACGTAAATAACGGTACTCAAGTGCTAGGCTCCTTGCCATCCAATCGCTTTTTTGGCTAATGATTATCAATCACGTTTCCCTCACCGCTCCCCCCGAGTACGACCCCGAAACGGAAGTCCTCATCACCCTCAACCCCGTTCGTGGAGACGACGGGATAATGCGCCAAGCATGGGCTGTCCATCCGAAAATAGTAGACTCCGGCGCTCGCTATCGAGCCTTCTACACCGGGTTGATCACAACCGCCGCCTACCAAGCAATTAAAACCCAAACAGCAGCCTCACCGCAGCTGATGACGGCCAACCTGGAGCTAGTCACACATCTAATCAACGCACAGTTTGGCTTCGCTAATGTCACTGCCCTGCAGCAGTCGCTGGCAGATGTAATCGCTGCAGCCACCGATTTAACCGCAGCCCACTGGTCTGAGATCGGAGCCCTCCTGATAGCCAGCGGACTCGGGGATACCTACCAGTTGCCAAGTGCTGGATAAGCGCAACTGTCCCCAACACCGGGTCAAGCCTTCCTCCCGGCCCCCGCTAACCTAACCTTTGAGCCCCGCATCCCCCCGGTGATTGAACTCCTAGTCAGCCCGATTGCCGCCGGGATCTTCGGTTTGATCTCTCTCGCTGTGGGTAAGCGGCTAGACAATCATTTGAAAGCGCAAGCAGAAGCAAAACGAGAAGAAAAGGTAGCAGAAGTCGCGTACAAACGCCGAACTGACGAAAGGCACAACAAGCTATTTGAAGCTTTTATAGCGGAGCAGCAAAAGGCTGCTGTGGCGTTTGAAGGTATTAGTCGAAGCGTCGGTCATATTGGTGAAGAACTTGCGGAAATGCGAATAGAGACCCGAGACTTCCGTTCAGAAATTTTTACGCGAATCAGTCAGTTGGAGTCTGTTACTGCCCGTCACGAAGGTATTCTCACAAGCCGATGAGGCAGAACTTAGATCACCCACGGCTATCTAAGTTCTGCCCTTCAGCAACTAAATCAATATTTCCACTCCCTGGCGGGCAACCGCCCTGCACCAGGCACAAAGTGTCCCGGCCCTCCATTCAGGTCAAAGTGTAGAAACCCCCTCCACCGGCCATCCCCGAGCCCGCCAGTCCATCGTGGGCGAGACCATGTGTAGAACTCCTCTAGACCACCACCGCCAACTGGGTACAGATCCATAGCGAAGCCGGAGACATGGTGACTCCCGCGCACACCTCCGACCTCCCGATTGATCGGTTCCGGGCGGAAGAAGGAGCTGACTCCAATAGGGTGCCCCCACTCTTTTCTCATTAGCTCATACTGCTCAGCAGTCTTGAGGATGCGGGCTTCCTCGGTTGATCCAGGCACAGGTGCCCGCCGAGGATCCCACTGCAATACCTCACCGACAGTGAGATGGGCGGATACTTTATCTTCAAAATTCTTCCAGTTAATCTCCTTATCGCTTACGGGCGCGGCAGCCTGCATAAACGTCCGCTGCCAATGAGGAGCGAAAATAACCCACGTTCCGGCTCCCCCTCCCAGGACAACTTCCTGATGCGCGTCTCTAGGAATTTCGTCCTTAACCTCGACAACTTCATAACTCTTACCCAATACGACAGCTACCTTCTGGTTATCAGGCAATTCCGCTGCAGGCTCTGTTGACTTTTTCAGGAACGTGGCTTGCGTTGCCGTAATCTTGAATAAGACAGCAGCCTTCACTTTTGTATTTTTCTCCGCGACCCCCGTTGCCTTCTTACCCCCTTCTGCAATTGCTGCTCTGCCCGCCTTCAGCGCAGCCCTAACTGCACTCACCTTCTGAGTAGCTTTGTTACCACCTTTGTCTCCGTCATAGTAACCAAAGCCGCTCGGGAGTGGAATCGAAGCCCATTCCATAGCTAGAGCGGTGTGGGCTTTATCCAAGTCGTCAGACTTACCCAAAAGATAAGCAGCGAGTGCAGGACGCTTTGTCCCTATCAGGAGCCAGACGGCAAGACAATCTTGGACTTCCGGTGTAAACTTCTCAGTTATATCAATACCGGAGGTTTTAACAACTTCTGCAAGAGTGCTAGGAATGAACTGCGGTGCGCCCACGGCAAAAACTTTTTCATTCGCCTGCAGATCCATTATCTGAGCAATGCTCCGCCTACTAAACCCTCCACCGGGGTATGCCCCAGGAGAATCCCCAGCGACACCCCTATTGTATGAGTCATAGCCACCTTCCCCCGCGTAAATGAACTTTAGTAAGGGACTTAACGCTTCGACAACAGCTGGGGTGACAAGTGAGGCCATGAGACTTGATCAACAACGCCCAGTCTAAGGTCCTCAACTAATCCATAGTTAAGCCAGAGCCTTAAACATGCACGTCCCGCCCCAGCTACCGCAACCGATTTCACAAGTCATGCCCTCCCCCTGGTGGGAGGACT